GCAGTACGTCGGCGAGCTGCTGACCGTTTACCCCGCATAAGAGGACGATATGAGCACATTTAAATCCGTTGTCACCACGCTCGGCCAGGCGCGCATCGCGGCGGCCATTGCGGCGGGGACTGACATCAACATTACGCAGCTGGCCGTCGGCGACGGCAACGGCAAGGCAACCACGCCGGTCGCAACACAGACTAAGCTGGTCAAAGAGGTATACCGCACGCCGCTCAACTCATTGAAGCTTGACCCGTCGCACGGAAACTGGGTGATTGCCGAAGCGGTGCTGTCTGCCAGCGTCGGCGGCTTCTGGATGCGTGAAATGGGGCTGTTCAGCAGCGACGGCGCGCTGATTGCCGTCTGCAACATGGCGGACACCTATAAACCGACGCTTGCGGAGGGTTCAGGCCGCACGCAGACGTTGCGCATGGTGATTGCGGTCAGCAACACCGAGGGAATCAGCTTGCTGATCGACGACTCGGTGATTATGGCTACTGAGCAGTATGTGAATGACCTGCTGGCCGCGCATGAGAAATCACGCAACCACCCCGACGGCACAACGGCGGCAAAGGGATTTGTTCAGCTGAGCAGCTCGGTCAGCAGTACCAGCGAAGCGCTGGCCGCCACGCCAAAAGCGGTGAAGGCTGCCAACGACAACGCCAATACCCGCGTACCTTCTACGCGCAAAATTAACGGTAAGGCGTTAAGCGCAGACCAAACTCTGACGGCGGTGGACGTGGGAGCGATGCCACTATCGTCTACCAATCTCGGCAACACCAATATCAATACGTTTGGGCGTGACAAGTTCGGCATTTATTCGCAGACATCCCCTACGCAGGCAACAGTAGCCAACGGCTACCCTGCAATGCTGGCCGGTATTTTGGAAGTGTTTCCGGGTGCCTACACTAACGGCGTGATCCAGCGTTACACCGAACACCTTTCCGGTAAATGTTGGCAGCGCGCATCGAGCAACGTCTGGAACGGGACAGATGGTCCATGGAGTGACTGGGTGCAATCCAGCACCGTCGGTTCTGTTGCCGCAAACTCTGCCCTCGGCTCAACTGACCTGAACACCGTGGGATTTAGTCTGACGGCTGTTCAGGCGGCGATCTATCACCAGTCCGCCAACGCATCCGCGACGGCAGACAGGAATTACCCCGAGGCCAAAGCGGGCACGCTGTTTGTTACCGGCAGCGCTTACGGCTGCCAGCAGATGTTTATTACTTTTGATACGTGCAACATCTGGGTGCGCGGGCTTTCTTCCAACTGGAACGGGAAGGATGGACCATGGCGCCCATGGGTTGCTCTGTATGGCACCAACAATAAACCGACGGCCGCAGACGTAGGCGCATGGACGGCAACGCAAAGCGCCGCCAGTGAAAAGGCGCTGTCTGATGAAATTGCCACGGCCTTTAAAATCCGCACCAACTTAACCGCAGCGGATACCCCGAACACTTTGCGCAGCAGCAGCATGTTTGGGCATTACGGCGTGCCAGGTGCTGCTGCGGCGACCACGGAAAAAGGCTATCCGATAAATAATTTTGTCGGCGTGATTTTCGTTACCTGGGGTCCGAATGCGACGCAGCAAATTGCTTTCAATAACAACGGGCGGCAATTCACCCGCTCTATGACGGGGGCGTGGAACGGTGTCGATGGTCCATGGTCTGCCTGGAATGAGATTTACTGTCAGGCCAACAAACCGACTCCGAAAGACGTCGGCGCGTTACCGGCGGGCGGAACGGCTGTGTCAGCGTCCAAACTCGCCACCGCCCGGAAGATTGCCGGTGTAGCCTTTGACGGCACCAAAGACATCAACCTCACCAACTCGAATGTCGGGCTGGGGAATGTCGGGAACTTTGCCGCTGTTCAGCAAGGCGGCGGTGCCGGTATGCAGAGCAATAAAGTCTATATCGGCTGGACGGGTTCTAAGGTCAAAATTCAGGTAGATGCTTCTGATATGGGGGAGGTTTACACCACTAATTTCCCGCCACCACAAAGAGATTCATATACCAAAACAGAATCTGATGGCCGTTATATCTACCGTGACACTGCCACTACTGTTGGCTTTGTTTCGGGCAATGCAAATGATCCCTATATGCGTCACTCAACCACCAATGGCGTTGTTGTCCTCCCCACCAGGACGCAGTTACAAAACGAAATTTCAGGAACTCGCAATTGGTCGGATGGTCGTTTTATTTACGACGTACAGCGCGGCAGTCAGGCGCTGGAGAATGCGGGCTGGACTGCCCAGCAGGTATGGGAAGCGCCGACCGGTTGTTTCATGACGGGGTTAAATATCCGTCCGGATTTGGGCGACTGCCGAATGATGGGGAAATACTACCGCGCGTTAATGGTGCGAACGGCGAGCGGCAGCTGGCGACAGGTGGGGAACTAAGATGATTGCTTTCAAAAATATCAAAATTTCTAAACAGGTTTTAGAAGAAGGTTTACCTTTGCCGGTGCTTTATTTTGAAGATGAAAACGGCGCGGACTGGTATGAACTCCGCGATCGTAAATGGCAGAGAGAAAATTGTTTTATCGCTGTAGGCGCTGATGGGTTTGTTTCTACCTGGGCGGAAAATCCCAACTTTTTAACGCTGTCCGAAGGCGTCAGCGTTTATGAAGTTGATGCCGCAGCGTTGCCGGAGGATATCAGCACGCTGGCGTACCGATACGTAGACGGTCAGTTTATTCAGTTCGTGCAGCCTGCCGCTGAGGTTGCTGAGCAGCGAAAAAGCGTACTGCTCAGCCAGGCCGCCGCCGCCATTGCTCCGCTGCAAGATGCGGTTGATGTTGATGACGCCACCGACGAGGAACTGGCGAGCCTGAAAGCCTGGAAGAAATACCGCGTTGCGCTGAATCGCCTGGATTTATCCGCTGCGCCGGATATCGACTGGCCTGCTGTACCTGAATAAATTGATCGCTGAAAACGATCAATTACGGATAATTGATCAGTAGTAACTATTTGAACATATCCCGCATATGTCTAAGGATATCCCCAGACTTTTTAGGAGGATGAAATGGAATTAAACCAGGAAGAAGCGGAGATAGTTGCGGGTTTTATCGCGGCAAACTGGGCGGCATTTTCACAAGCCGCTGAGGGCGTGATGTCCGTTTGTGCTTTGCACCGGCTGGCCGAAAAATTGGGGCTGGAAAGCGTTTAACGTCCGTTCTGCCAAACAGAAAACAAACTGCCCCGAAAGGGGCTTTTTTGTATCGAGCACAGCCGCCTCTGACTGTGCTGGCCGGAGCCTGCCGCACAATCATTTTTGACTTTGCCCCGCCTGCGTTGTGCCATTTCCCACACATCCCGCCCGCCGTGCCTGCGCGTACACAACACGCGATGATTGACCTCACCCCAATCACAGGAAAAAACACCATGGCTGATTATCATCACGGTGTGCGCGTTGTTGAAATCAATGACGGCACCCGCGTTATCTCCACCGTTTCCACCGCCATCATCGGGATGGTCTGCACCGCAGAAGATGCGGACGCCGACGCGTTCCCGCTCGATACGCCGGTGCTTATCACCAACGTACTGACCGCCGCAGGCAAGGCCGGTAAGCAAGGCACACTGCGTTCATCCCTGATGGCAATCGCCAACCAGGCGAAACCCGTTGTCGTTGTAGTGCGCGTGGCGGAAGGTGACACCGAGGCGGAAACCACCTCGAACATCATCGGCGGCACCGACGCCACCGGCATGTATACCGGCATGAAAGCCCTGCTGTCTGCCCAAACCGAACTCGGCGTGAAGCCGCGCATTCTCGGCGTGCCGGGGCTGGATAATCTGGACGTCGCGACGGCGCTCGGTGCCGTCTGTCAGCAGCTGCGCGCCTTCGGTTATGTCAGCGCATACGGCTGCAAAACCGTGTCCGATGCCATCAAGTACCGCGAGAATTTCAGCCAGCGTGAGCTGATGGTCATCTGGCCGGATTTCGTCGCCTGGAACACCACCACCAACGCCAGCGACATCGCGCCCGCCACCGCCTATGCCCTCGGCCTGCGTGCCAAAATCGACGCCGAAACCGGCTGGCATAAAACCCTGTCAAACGTCGGCATCAACGGCGTGACCGGCCTGTCTGCCAGTGTCTATTGGGATTTGCAGACCACCGGCACCGACGCCGACCTGCTGAACCAGGCGTGCGTCACTACCCTTATCCGCAAAGGCGGATTTAAGTTCTGGGGGCAGCGCACCTGCTCTGACGATCCGCTGTTCCTGTTTGAGAACTACACCCG